TTTATTCCATCAACAATCGCAGAACAATTTTTTAGTTCTGTATATCCTACAATTTCATCGGGTCAATCATCTAAGGTAATGATTGTATCTACTCCTTATGGAATGAATATGTTTTATAAGATGTGGACAGATGCTCAAAATAAAAAGAATGAGTTTATTCCTATTGAAGTATCTTGGAGAGATGTTCCTGGACGTGATGATGAGTGGAAAGAACAAACAATCAAAAACACTAGTGAGCAGCAGTTTCTTCAAGAGTTTGAATGTTCTTTTCTTGGTAGTGTTAATACTTTAATTGATCCTACAAAAATTCAAGCCATTCCTCATCACGATCCAATAGAGAGAAGTGCCGGATTTGATGTTTATGAAAGACCAATAAAGGATCATTCTTATTGTATGACTGTTGATGTTGCACGAGGAGCATCAAACGATTACAGTGCCTTTGTTGTGATTGATATTACAACTCTGCCTTATAAGGTAGTAGCTAAGTATCGCAGTAATGAAATTAAACCTCTTATCTTTCCAGATATTATCTATCGAACTGCAAAATCATATAATGAAGCTCAAATACTCGTTGAGATTAATGATATTGGTGGTCAAATTGCTGATGCATTACATCACGATATGGCATATGAGAACATCATTCAAACACAAATGAGAGGACGATTGGGGCAGATTGTAGGTGGTGGATTTGGTGATACTGTATCAGAATTAGGTATCAGAACCACAAAGTCTCTTAAACGAATTGGATGTTCTAATCTTAAACAGTTAATTGAATCAGACAAACTTCTCTTAAATGATTTTGATATTATTGTTGAGATGTCTACTTTTATTCAGAAAGGTCCTACGTTTGAGGCAGACGATGGATCTACTGATGATTTAATAATGTGCTTAGTGTTTTTTGCATGGTTAACAGACCAACAGTATTTTAAAGAATTGACTGACGAAGATATTCGTAAACGTTTATTTGAAAGTCAAAAAGAAGATATTGAAGCTGATATGGCTCCATTTGGATTTATTGATGATGGTGTAAATTATGGAGAAACTTTAACTCCATTTGTAGATGATGATGGAGACTATTGGAGACCTGTAAAAAACTATCCTGATTGGAACTAAAGAATACCTAGGCCAAGACCGTGACGATATTTTGCTGCACAGTTGTGGCACATAGGGGTACTCAACTCTATTAGTTTAATAGCCTCTTTTCTTTGTTTAGTTTTTGCTCCGTGACGTAGCACTAATGCTTTTATCTTTTGATGGTGTGGGTACCATTCAAAGCACACTATTTCAGCTTCACCGCACGCACACTGAAAGTCTTTAAATGTATTTCTAAGCCAAGTCTTTCGACCTGCATCTCGTTCTGCCTTTTCCCTTTCTCTACTCATTACCTTTTTCTTTCCTGTATCTATTTATCACACAGATTTGTGTTTGATAGAAGGGGGTGGGTCTTTTCAGATGAACAACTTGTGTGTTTGTAAAAATTCATTTTCATAAATAACTTATATAAAAAATTGAAACCTCTATATTATTATTAATGTCATAACCAAGGAGAAATAGAAAAAATGGTTGATCTAGTTTCACCTGGTGTTGCTATTAAAGAGAAAGACCTGACTACTTCAGTCAGGAATGAACCTACCAGTATCGGCGGTATTGCTATTATCTCTGAAAGGGGTCCAATGGATCAAGTTGTAACAATTCAGAGCGAACAGCAATTAGTAAATATTTTTGGTAAACCAAATACTACTAACCATCAATATTGGTATAGTGCTGCATCTTTCTTGATGTATAGTAATACCCTTAAAGTTGTTAGAATTGAGACAACTGGCGCAGTAAATGCTTGCGTTTCAGGAACTCCTATTTTAATTAAAAACAACAATCACTACACAGATGGTGATGGATCTACAGGTCCATACACTGATGGTTCCGCCAGTGTTGGTGAATGGGCAGCACGTTCTGCCGGCGAATGGGGTAACAGCCTTCGTGTCGAGATGTGTAATACCGCTGCAGGATTTTCTGAATCAGCAAAGACAACAGTTGCAGGTGCAGAATCAGCAGGCGAAACAACAATTACACTAACTTCTGGTACAGGATTTAATGTTGGTGACATTGTTTATTTTCAAGAAGTAGACGGCCAACGTTATCGTGTAACAAATGTTGCAACAAACGATATTACAATTGTTCGTTATCCTACCACAACAGCAACTGGTCTTGCCTCAGCACTATCTGGTGGTGAGAGCGTTGACCGTGAGTGGCGATGGGCCGATCAATTTACACGTGCTCCTGGCACTTCGCAGTATGCAACAGATCGTGGTGGTTCTGGTGATGAACTCCACATCATTATTGTTGATGAAGATGCAGGTATTAGTGGTGTTGAGAACGAAGTTCTTGAAAAATATGAAGCTCTTTCAAAAGCTTCAGACGGTCTTACTGATGAAGGTAATGCAAACTACTACCCAGATGTAATTTATAATCAGTCTGATTATATTTTCTGGATGGATCATCCTGCAGCTGCGACGAACTGGGGTTCAGCCGCTGCTGGTACAACGTTTGCTACACCAACAAATGCAATTGAGGCTTCTTCTTTAACTCAAGGTGTTGGTAGTTCTACAGCTCCTACAGAAGGTCAACGTCAACTTGCATACAGTACACACTTTTCAGATCCAGATATTCAAGATGTAAATCTTCTTATTTCTGGTCCTGCTACAGTGGACAATGGTGGTGGTATTACTCACGCTGTCTTTATGACTGATCTTGTCGAAAAACGTAAAGATTGTGTCGGATTTATTTCGCCAGATAAGAGTGACGTTGTAAATATCTCACGTTCTTATGCACAAACTTCTAACGTTAAAGCTTTCTTTGATTTAATTGGAAGTTCTTCATACACAGTATTTGATTCTGGTTACACCAAACAGTACGACAAATACAATGATGTATATCGTTGGGTACCATTAAATGGACACATTGCAGGCACTTGTGCTAGAACTGATTATCTAGAAGATCCATGGTGGTCGCCAGCTGGTGTTACTCGTGGACAGATTCGAGGTTCAATTGCACTAGCTCTCAATCCAACACAGACAGAACGTGATACACTTTATCGTGCACGAATTAATCCAGTAACAGCTTTCCCAGGAGAGGGTACAATGCTCTTCGGTGATAAGACTGGACTATCTCGTAACAGTGCATTTAGTCGTATTAACGTTCGTCGATTGTTCCTTACAATCGAAGAAGCAATCAAAGTTGCTGCTCGATCTGTTCTCTTTGAGTTCAACGATCAGTTTACTCGTGATAGCTTCAAAGCAATGGTTGATCCTTATCTGCGTGATGTTCAATCTCGCCGCGGTATCATTGATTACCTCGTTGTTTGTGACGAAACAAACAATACAGGTCAAGTCATTGACAACAATGAGTTCCGTGCTGATTTCTACATCAAACCAGCAAGATCAATTAACTTCATTACACTAACCTTCATCGCAACACGAACTGGTGTTGATTTCGCTGAAGTAGTTGGTCGGGCATAAGGGGGTATTGAATAATGGCTAATTTAAATACGTTTGTTCAAAAACTCGCCGGTGGTGGTGCTCGTGCTAATCAATTTGAAGTAAGTATTGTCGGTGGTCCTTTTGTAGGTGCAGAATTATTCTCTTTCCTTTGTCGAGGAGCTCAGATTCCAGCACAAACAATTGGTGAAGTAGCTGTTCCTTATCGTGGTCGTCAGATTTACGTTGCAGGTGATCGCACATTTGATGCGTGGACTGTAACAGTATTCTCTGATGCTGCATGGACACTTCGTGCTCAACTTGAGCAATGGTCTAACCTAATTCAGAACATGGGTTCTGATACTACTGGTGCAACATCACCAGAAGCCTATTATGGTGAAGCTATTGTGCGTCAATTAGATCGTAACGAAGGTACAATCAACACATATACTTTATTCCAAATTTGGCCTCAGACAGTTGATGCAATTGATTTGGCATATGACACAAACGATGCTATTGAGGAGTTTGGTGTTACATGGCGATTCAACTACATGACTTCATCTGGAGGCGGTGGCACAGTCTAAATATAATGCCATTCTATTTGTATAAATAGTTATATGGCAGAATTATTTGGATATGAAATAAAGAGGAAGAAAGAGGCGGCAAAGGCTCAGTCCTTTGTCGCCCCTTCCGACGAAGAAGGTACACTAGACATTGCTGGTGGTGCTGGCTTTTTTAGTCAGTATGTCAATTTAGACAAGGCAGCAAAAAACGATTGGGACCTTATTCGTAAGTATCGTACAACGGCAGAGTCTCCAGAGTGCGATCAAGCAATTGAAGATATTGTCAATGAAGCAGTTACGGCAGATGAAACAGACTGTTCCGTAAAACTTGATCTCGACATGGTGAATCTTTCTTCACCAATCAAAAAGAAAATCCTATCAGAGTTTGATGAAGTTCTACGATTGTTAGAATGGAAACATCGTGGTCACGATATTTTTCGACGATGGTATATTGACGGTCGTTTGTTTTACCACAAAATGATTGACGAAAGACAATCAAGAAAAGGTATTACAGAACTTCGCTACATCGATCCAAAGTTTATTAAAAAAGTTCGTTTAGTAGAAAAAGATCGTGGAGAAAAAGCTGATGGTGTTTCTCTTGTAAAACAAGTACAAGAATTTTTTATTTATAACGAGGCAGGTGTATATCCTGGTGTTACAAGTATTGGTAACTCTGGACAAAAAAGTTCTCAAGGACTTAAAATTTCTCCGGACAGTATCAGTTATGCTACATCGGGTATTTTTAATCCCACAACAAAACAGGTTTATGGTTACTTACAGAAAGCAATTAAACCTGTAAATCAACTTCGAATGATGGAAGATGCTACAGTCATCTATCGCATCAGTCGAGCTCCAGAAAGACGTATTTTTTACATTGATGTTGGCAATCTACCAAAACCAAAGGCAGAGGCTTATCTCAAAGATGTGATGAGTCGTTATCGCAATAAGGTTGTGTATGATGGTTCTACGGGAGAAGTAAAAGACGACCGTAACCAAATGTCAATGCTAGAAGATTTTTGGCTACCAAGACGAGAAGGAGGACGTGGTACAGAAATCACAACTCTTCCAGGTGGTCAGAACCTTGGTGAAATGGAAGACGTAAAGTATTTTCAAGAAAAACTTTATCGATCTTTAAACATTCCAATCTCTCGTTTAATGTCCGACTCAGGATTTAATATGGGTCGATCCGCAGAAATTACACGAGATGAAATTAAATTTACCAAGTTTATTCAACGTCTACGAAAAAGATTTTCTATTCTTTTTCAAGATATTCTCAAAACTCAATGTGTATTAAA